CGCAACGCCATTGAGGACGACAAGATCGGCCTGTTTAACCCCTCTATCGAGATGCTGGGCCAGTCCGCTGCCATGCACCCGGACAAGCTGGTCTTCAGCCTTCTGAAGAATGGCTTCAATGAGAAATGCTTCGACGGCAAGGCGTTTTTCTCCAGCGAGCACATGATCGGCAAGAGCAAGGTGTCCAACAAGGGCACGGCGAAGTTGAGCCTGGACGCCTATATCGCAGCCCGTTCCGGCATGATGAGCCTGACCAACAGCAAGGGTGAGGCCCTGAACCTCGTCCCCAACCTCCTGGTGGTGCCGCCCGCACTGGAGAAGGCTGCCATGGACATTACCGAGGCCGACTTCATCAACGGAACCAGAAACACCATGAGGGGCACCGCAAAGCCCCTGGTGGTTCCCCAGCTGGCCGGGAGCGATACCGCCTGGTTCCTGATGTGCACCACCATGCCGGTCAAGCCCCTGATCTACCAGCAGCGCAAGAAGGTCAAGTTCGTGAGCAAGACCAACGAGACCGACGACAATGTATTCATGAGCAAGACCTTCGTTTACGGCGCGGACTCCCGGGGGAACGCGGGCTTCGGCTTCTGGCAGATGGCCTACGGCAGCGACGGGACCGCCGGCGATTGACCGGTATGAGCTACTGCACACGCAGCGAGGTCCGGGCCATGCTGAAAGAGGATGCTGTGAGTCAAATCCTCACAGATACAGACTTCATTGAAGACCCGGAGGAGCGGGAGGCTGGGATCGGCCCGCTCATCGACGAGGCCATTGCGGACGCGGACGGGGAGATCGACGGCTACCTTGCCAAGAGGTACGCCGTCCCCCTCGCCCCGGTTCCAAAGGTCATCAACAAGTTTTCCAAGGACATCGCCCTCTATAACCTTATGTCCCGCGCCGGATTGGACGAAGCGGGACGGGAGGGCAACTATCTCACCCGCTACAACGCCGCCATCAAGTTCCTCACGCTGGTCGCGGAGGGCAAAGTCAGCCTCGGAACTGAAGCCAGCGATCCCCAGGCAGCGGCGGCCGCCGGCTTCTCCATG